TTCAAAATTATTATTTTATAGAATTGGACCATCAGAATAAAAATTCAACCGGTTGGAACAATGATAAATTATTTATCTTAATCAAAAATGGCGATCCCATTTTTAAGAATCCAAATAAATTAACCATCATCACTCCCTCTTGCCGAGTCAACAATTTATTAGAAATTGAAAAAAGTATTCCATTTGATTACGTGGAAGAGTGGATCATTGTTTATGATGGTAGTAAAATAACGGAGAACCCTAAACTATTTCAACATCCTAAAATTAAAGAATATGTATTTCAAGGTGAAGGTAGATCAGGAAATCCTCAACGAAATTATGCGTTGACTCAAATCACCAATCCAAATGCGTTATTGTATTATTTAGATGATGACAACCTCTTTCATCCAGATATGTACGCTTTGTTGAATGTGATGGAGAATGATAAAATATATACGTTTAATCAAACCAAACGGTTGAAAGGTAACCTTGTACGCCGGTCCCATATGGATACGGCCATGGTTATCCTCCCTTATTCATTGTGTAAAGAGGTCAGATGGAAACCGGATAGATATGATGCCGATGGGTTCTACATTACCGAATGCTACGATAAAAATACAAAGGTACACGTTTTTGTAGATAATGACTTATGCTATTATAATAAACTCGCCTAAATGTTATCTTTAAAAATATTAAATAAATGTACCATTACATGATATGACCGCATACACAAAACAAAATGATTTATTATTGAATAATTTAAAAGAGTACTATGAAAAAAACGACCACGAGAATTTAAAAAAGATGCTGGACGTGTTGAGCGGACAATCTTCCATTTCGTTACGCATCATTGATTGGTTTGTCACCAATTACTCTAAACAAAAATACACCGTCTACTCTTTATCTTCAGGAACCCGATTTAAAGTATACACGAGTTATAAACTGCAGTTGAAGGCGTACTCCAAAAAGCGTTTTGATCCATTTTGTAGATGGCAGAAGATTGATTTTCCTTATGGGTCTAAATTTGTCGTCACCACCATCGGTCAACTCAACTTTTTTAAATGGATTCTGGAGCATGAAATTCTTCCGTACATTGTGGAACACTTTAAGGACATTGAAGATGACATGAATTCTAGAAATAGTACCGTGAAACCTAAAACGGAAAAGAACCGAAAGAAAAGAGAAGAGTTATCTATTTCTGCTGCCAAAAGTATTAAAAAAGAAGACATTGAAATTTCATTGACGTTCAATTAAAATACAGCATTTAAGTATGAGAACCTTTTTCCTATTTTTTAGTATCGTTTGTTTTCTTTTATGGTTAGCTACTGTAAAAGAAAATTTCATAGACCCCGTACAGCAACAAGGTTCGGTGAACCAATTGACTTCGTTGATAAATTCCTCAGGTGTCACTTCTTCAGAGATACAAGTCTTGCAAGACCAAACCGACGAACAAACCAATGATATCGCAAGAATTGAAGCCATTCTGGCTCAGATAGAATCAAAATAATGTACTCCTACAATATATGTCGGATAAAAAAAAGAAAAATAAAAAGAAAGATGCGAAGAGTGAACTTGCCGATGTGAAGAGTGAACTTGCAGATACGAGTTTGATAGGGGAGAAGGATGCACCTGTGAAAAAGGGGAATGATTACCCGTACAGCAAATTCATTAAACAGCCCAATGAAATGGATGCTTCTACAAAAGGTACCATGGAAGCTCTGAATAAAAATGTAAAGGCATTGCAGGGATATGTGGACGTTCTTATTTCTGGAGATTCAAAAGCTCAAAGGGGAAGAGAGCCTTTAGGAAATAAATACTTTTTAGATACAGGAACCAGTTGTACGGATTCCACGGGCGCGAAACAACCGCGCCACATATACATCAATAACGTTCCTGACGGGATTCCCTTCATACAATCGGCCATGGGAAAACCCATGACGGGATTTAGAGGCCTTGTTCCTGGTGTGTTGAATGATTTGTCGTACATTGATCCCTCTGCTCTATTTACCTCCTTTTCTCAAGGGTCCGATTGTCAAGCCGTTACCATGGAAACCCGCGATATTGATAATATCAAAGGAGTGGATACGAAATATGTCTTGAATGATGATATCCGAAAGTATCCGGTATGGTGGTTTTCTGATTGTAAAAATCCAGTCACTCAAGAAGTATGTCCTGAAGAGAAAAAGAAAAAGAAAAAGAAAAAAGAAGGCATGTGTGTGGAAGATTATCCGTTATGGTTTTATTATGCAGTAAGTATTGTAGGTGTCATTTTTTTATATAAATCCATTAAAAAATAACAATACATAGTATGTCGTTTATCAAAGCAGCGTTTAACGGTGCGACATTAGGGGCGAACGCAATAAGCCTCGCGTCTGATTTGTTATCCACTGGTAACAAAGCAGAAGACCTAATTTCTCCAGCTTTGTTGAAATGGTTGACGCAGAAATTAGACATCATCATGTTACAAATTCAAAACGAAAAAACAGAGCTAGAGAACATGCAAAAAGAAATAGAAAAAAATGAAAAACAAAAACAAGCTGAAGAAGAATACACACGTGAGAAAGCCAAGAAGCAAGCTGAGGCATTGAGTCAATCTCAAGGTGGTGGCCGAAAACGACACACCAGAAAACCAAGACGAAAACGATACACCAGAAAAACAAGACGAACTAATCTAAAATAATTTCATGTATCAAATGGGTTCGGCATAAGGGGCATACCGTTTTAGATAATCGGGTACGACATGCTAGACATAAATAATGGTTGCATGGTGTTTTTGTAACGGTATTATGAAAACAAACACAACATTCATCATAATTCATTTCCACATTACTAAATTCTAAAAAGGGCATGGGGCAACATGAAGGTAGTCTGGCTTTTGGATTGACTGCGGTAGGCGTGTAAAATTCTCCAGAAAAATAATCAAATTTCATGTTTTTGATTGCGTTCATCATGATTTCAAATTCTTCAAAGGATGTAGCAATATCATTATAAATATACATGTGGTTCACGGTAATTTCTAAATAAATGGTAGATTCTTCACCCCATCCATGAACCATGTTTAATTTTGTAGATACCGGAATGTTGTCTATTCTAATGATGGGTAAGGTGATTGTTTTTTTTTCAATCACGCTTTTATAAAGAGTATCCATACTCTCTATAAAATAAATTATTTATATATATTATGGCGGCACTTGAATCTCGTAATGAATTACTACCTATGCTTAGTGAGGAGTATCGTCAAAATATAAGTAATCCTGTTTTTAATGATATAAGTAGATATAAAGAAGGTATAAAATTATTTTATTTTTATCCTGTAGAGGGTGAAAATAAAATATTTGGAGGAAAACTTCGTAGACACAGTCGGGAAGGATATTTATATATAGACATAGGTGAAGGTGAAGAAGGACAAATGTCATTAGACGGTTGGTTCGGACATCCTGAATATAAATATATACAAACTGGTTTACATTATCTATTTAATTCTGTAAGAGACCCGAAACAAGGGATTTCGCGTGCTGGTCCGTATACATTACCTCCTGGTTATCAAAGTGATTTTTTTAAAAAAAGACTACTCATGTTTGAAGAAACGCCGTTTGAAGAGATTACAGATGCTGCCAAACATCTAGAAGCGGCAACCACAATGGCAGCTATGAAGGATGGTGGTCGTCGCAAATCTCGCCGCAAGTCTAAACACCGCAAGTCTCGCCGCAAGTCTCGTCGTTAAGCCTTGATGGGGATACATTTCCAATTGGGCGGACAAAGATCCTTGGTATTTTTATCGTAATACGCAGGACCAAACCACGTGTCCGGGTAACATACTATTTTATGTGGATTCGGATTAAAGTAAGCACCCCACCAACTAAACGCACTATTCGCAATGATATTATGGTCGGAGCAACTCATGAGTAACATTTGCTCCCAATCTACCATATTATCATCCGCTTTATAAAAAGTTAATTCGGGAAACTTTTTTTTAATGTTTCGCATCCTTTGTTTTACCGGTAAATTATCTTTTTCTTCACAATAATAAATGATATTCCAATCATCTTGTTTTGTTCGGGTTAAGATTTCTTGAATGGCATTGGTATAGTATGCATCCGGAAGAAGATTATGATGCAACTGAAGACCGACATAATCCCCAATACGAAAATGAAGGGAAATGGTTCTATTCATCTGTAAATACTTGGACTTGATTAGTTCACGCTCCACCTTGATGTTTAACTTTTTCATGATTTGTTCTGAATATTTATCAAAATATTTCGGGGATTGAAAGTACCCCACGATCGTGATGTTGGACTTTTTCGGAATGGGCGTGTAATGAAACCCACTTTCCTCTACAAAAGGAAAGTCAAACTGTTTCGCGTCCACATTATCTTTCAAGCGTTTCAACAACGTTCCCCAATACAAAGGTCTGTCCTTTTCATCCTGTTTCACGGCCGGGAATACCAAGGTTTCACCATGTTCCATGGAATACGCCATGGCAGTGAAGATTTGAAACAATTGGTTTCCTAATCCCCCTTGTAAATATACAGTAATCATATACACTATTTTATATATTTATACATGTATTTAAACTTAATAAGTCAACGACATTAATTTTCCCCAAAATTTAGTTTGTTGGGTAGAATTCATTTTTTCTTGTTGCAGCAACCGAAAGGTTCGTTCCGTAGCTAACGCCGATTCACGTTCATGGTCCATGGCGAGCACCTTTTCTGCTTCCGTTCTTGTTAAGGGCGCAATGCTGGTGCTCCTAGATTGTTTTAACTCTTCCAAATTGGGACCTGCCCGATAATCTTCTTCCGACACACCAATGACACAATGGGTCGTGTACATGGATTTAATATCGTTCACGACCGGTGAGTTCGCGGGCGCCACGCCCGACACCACAAGGCTTCGGGACGTTTGTTTGTGGTCTTGGTAAGAACGGTCCATGTCCTCGTTGGATTTCAACCAATCACCATGCCCGTCTTCTTCCCGAATGTAAAGGGAATCAAACAACTCGTTGAATTCTTTGTTGAACGATGGATTTTTTGTAAATCGTTCCGCAATGATTTTTTTATCGGAATCTTCCATTCCGGCAAGAATGTCTTCAAAAGCAATCGGAGCGGACATGTTTTGGGTTGCCTTTTGATTAAATTTATGAATGGTTTCCAATAACGTGTAGGCATTATAGAAAAATAAAAAATAGGATTTATCTAGACCCGACTTGTCTGGATGAACCGAAACTACTTTTTTTCTAGCTTGTTTTAATTGCTCCAGCGTAAAATTATCAGGTAACTTGAATAAATCCAAAATTTCTTTTAATGAATAATGATCCAGATTTAAATCCATACTCTAAATTTTTATTTTTATACAATGAAAAAAGACCTAAATGTTCCATTTGGTATAGTTAAACGGGGAGACTTCATAATCAGGCGTTTGAGATTTTTTCTTAGGAGGGTAAGCAAAGGGCGGCACTTCGCCGGGCGGTTTTTTACCGTAACAATTGGCACCTAAATGTTGGGTCAAATCCGTGTTGTAGCCGCCGTTGATTCCTGGGATTCCGCATTTTTGCGGCACTTCCGATTCTTGGTATTTCGCCCAAGAAGCGCGTTGAGTCGGGAACAGCACCATGCCGTCTTCCGACCACCCGTAGTCGCACCACTCGGCGCCCTTTTTGTGAGCGTTGCTAATTTGGTCGTACGTGGCGAGCGTGGCGCCGTAGGATCGGCAGACAGCCCGGGCCATCGTGTAATCAAAATCACCGTTGACGTGAAAGGCTTGGTCGGTGGATGCTGCCTTTTTATTTGCTTTGGCTTCCTTTTTATCTGCTTTGGATTCCTTTTTTGATTTGGCATCTTTTTTATCATCCTTGGCATCTTTTTTATCCGACGGCATAAGAGAATCCGACGTCAAGGGTGTTTCTTTGGTGGTCGGGGTCTTTTTGGTTCCCATTAGTTTATCGTACAAGTCCTGAAGAGGTTTCGCATTTGGTTTTTCATCCGGAGATATCTTTTTTAGTTTTACTCCTATTTTATGATAGACATTGACAATGGCATCTGGCATACGAACGTTAAAAAAGATGTTACTCAGATAAATGACTCCAAATACGATAAACACAATGAATAAAGTGTAGCCTGCCATGTTTGAGAAGGTCAGAACAATGATGAAAATAAAAAGAAGGAATAACGAGACGGAAATAGAAAACAACTCCTTCATAGAATCTAACAAGTTTTTTTCCTAAAGAATAAACAATACGCATGATTTACATGGATGGAGGATACTTCACGAATATGGTCGTCATTGCATTCGTACCATGTGTTCGCAAACACGGTGGCCGTGTAGTGGCCGTGGTGGGAGTTTCCATAATGATTGCAGATGGAGGTTAACTCATAAGGTCCCATGGTCTGGGGTATGTTGACGACCCAATCTTTTTTATTCGTGTTCGCATGATTTCGGATGAGCGTGATTACCAGCAAGGGAGGCAATTGCAAGTCGCACCATTTCATCACTTGTTTGCCTTCATACTCCACTTCCTCCGGGGTACAATACGCTGCCATGCAATCCATGAGCGACATGCCTTCACGGGGAATGTGTAACTCCAAACAAGTGAAGGATTCTTTGGTGATGGACTCTCCTAAATGGTACACCTTTTCACCTTTAAATAAAGGACAGTTAAAATGGTCCAACAAATAAATCAACACTTCATGAGCGTCATGTTGTTCGCCTTCTTTCAAGTGGCACGTTTGTTGTAGATAATGCACGAATCGGTAAGGAGAAATGTCATCGTGCTGCATCATTAATTTTCGCAAATCGTTGAATTCTTTGGTGATTTCATCGTAGTCTCGTTCCACATGGAACCATTCATTCAATTCAGGTAAATGAACGAGACATTGAAGAACTGAATTAATGTAGCAAGAATTGTGTATGTTTCTGAGTTTTGTTGGCATGTTGGAATTAAGTAAATAGTTTTATATCGTCTCATAATATGAAAAATTACATCATGCTAGTTGTCATTCTGTTTATTGCTGCCATATGTTATTTCTCTTCCGACACGTTTAATTTAACATGTACGATTGCCGTCAAAGATGGAAAAAAGTATTGTGTTCGGGATAGTTCGTTGTTACAAGAAAGTGTTGAACTGTTGGCCGAAGTGAATACTCGTATGCAACGAATGGTAGAGTACCTCAGTACCAAATACCCTACCGATTTACGAGTGCAGCGGTTATCCAAGAACTTTAACCCGAATAGAATTGTGGAGACACTTCCTACCAGTGAGTACACGGCCTACAGTGAAAATAAAGGAGAAAAATTAGCCTTTTGTTTACGCCAGTACAAAAATTCTGCTGCGTTGATAGACATCAACACGCTTACGTTTGTCGCGCTTCATGAATTGTCGCATTTGATGTCGGCCTCCATCGGTCACAATGAAGAATTCTGGTCTAATTTCAAGTTCATGTTAGCGAATGCGGTAGACGCCAATGTTTACAAGCC